CCTCGGCCAACGCTTTGCGTCGGGTCGGCCGGATCGAGTGGGATTCCATGACCGAAGTAATCGCATATTTCAAGCGGGAGTTCGGCCACACGCTACCCGAAAGCACTCTCCGCTTTCGTAAGAAGGTCGCCGAGTTCCGGCGCGAAGGTTATACCTGTCTTATTTCCGGTAAGTTTCAAAACCAAAACTCCCGCAAAGTAAATTATAGAATCGAACGGTTAATCCTTTCACTGGATAGTCTGCCGGAACGGCCTTTCAATAAAACTGTAGCAGAACTATATAACTCGTTTGTTTGTGGCGAGCTGGACGTTTATGATCCGGAAACAGGGGAGCTATTCGATCCGGAGGAGTTCACAGACAAGGACGGCGAGCCGATCGCTTTGAGCGAAGCGACCGTTGCCAATTACCTAAATAATCCGAAAAACCGTGTCTTGCGTTCAAAACTTCACGACAGCGCGTGGGATTTCAACAGCCGCTACCGTCCGCACCACAAGCGTAAAGCCCCGATATGGGCATTTTCGAAGATCTCGCTCGACGACCGTGACCTGCCGCGCAAGATGATCGACGGGAACCGAGTTAAGGCTTATTACGCCTATGACGTTGCGAGCGGTTGCGTTGTCGGTTACGCCTACAACCGTCTCAAAACTGCAGATCTATTCATCGACTGTGTCCGCAATATGTTCCGGTTGATCGACCGGCAAGGCTGGAGCTGCCCGGCCGAGGTCGAAGTCGAACATCACTTGGTAAACAATTTCGCCGATGGGTTGATCCGTGCTGGTGTCGTGTTTCCTTTCGTGCGTTGGTGTAACCCCGGCAACTCACAAGAGAAACGTGCCGAGCACTTCAATCGAGTAAAGAAGTATGGCGTGGAAAAACGTTCACAAGTCGGCATAGGCCGCTGGTACGCCCGTTTGGAGGTCAACCGTCCGAAGGAAGAGAAAATATACGATGAATTCAATAACACCTACAAAGAGGCAACCTATACTTATGAGCAACTCGTGGCCGATGACATTCGGGCAATCCATGAATACAATAACACATTGCATCCCAATCAAAAACTCTATCCGGGGCTGACGCGCTGGGAGGTACTTTGCCGTCACCAAAACCCGAACCTCGCTCCCGTAGACAAAGCGCTGCTATACCGTTTCATCGGCGAAATGGCACGCACGTCGATCCGGCGCAGCAAATATTGCCGGGTCAATTACGAAGACTACGCACTGCCCTCGCCGGAACTGATCGGGCGGCTCGCACCGAACGACTACGCTGTCGAAGCCTATTATTTGCCCGATGAGGAAGGTAATGTTCCGGAAGTGTATATCTACCAGAACGGCTCTTATATCGCCACCTGCCGCCGGATCGAGCCCTACAACGAAGCCACGGCCGAACAGACGGACAAGGACCTTGAAGCCTATGCCGAACAGGCGAAGTACAACGCGCAATTCGACGCTATGGTGAAGCGGGAGAAAATCCGCAAAGTACGGGTTCTGCCCGGCGGCGTTCCCGTCCATGAGGAGGCAGAGATCGTCGAGAGTGTTCCGGCGCCACCTCCGGAGGAAGCAGACGAATTCAACTTCGATATCGACTATACCGCATTGGCAAGACAGGAACTTTAGAACGACGATAAAACACTTTGAGATATGATTTCGAACGACATTAAAACCCGCATCGTGCTGGCCATATCCGGCAACAGGCAGAACTATGCCACGGACGCTAAACACGCCGTCGCGCTGGGCATTTCGACTTCGGTTTACAGCGAGATCAAGAAAGGCAACACCGAACAGAAGTTGAGCGACGCGAAATGGATGTCCATTGCCCGGCGACTGGGCGTGAACCTCGACGACGGTGCGGAGTGGCAGATCGTCAAGACTCCCACTTTCGAATACATCAGCTCGCAATTGGAACTGTGCCGCGTAAAGAGTCTTTCGGGCATGTTCTGCGACATTCCGAATATCGGCAAAACGGTTGCCGCGCAATACCATGCCAAGACGCACAAGAACGTCGTTTATGTGGACTGTTCGCAGGTCAAGACCAAGCAGCGGCTGTTCCGTTTCATCGCCCGCGAATTCGGGCTGAACTCCGTCAGTCGTTACGCGGATGTGTACGATGATCTGGTGTTTTACCTGCGCACGCTCGATCACCCGCAAATCATCCTCGACGAAGTGGGCGACCTGGTCTATGAAGCGTTTTTGGAGATCAAAGCGGCATGGAACGGCACGGAAGGTTGCTGTTCGTGGTATCTGATGGGAGCCGACGGATTCAAGGCCAAGCTGGAGCGTGGCATCGAGTTCAAGACGGTCGGCTTTGCCGAGATCCGGAGCCGCTGCGGCGACAAGTACAACAGCATCACACCGCCCGAAGGCGACGAACGCCGGAAGTTCCTGCTCGGGCAGGCTATGATGATCGCCCAAGCGAACGCCCCGGAAGGCACGGACTTCCGGCAGATCGCCCGTCAGAGCGGCGGAAGCCTGCGCCGGGTCCATTCGTTGATCACCAAAGGAGAGGAGGCGTAATCATGCGGGCCTATTCACCCTCGGAGATCGAAAACCTGAATATCCCGGAACT